TTGTCCGGGTACTCTGATTGGAGCGGGAGCAGGAGCAGGAGCGGGAGCGGGAGCGGGAGCTGGGGCGGGAGCGTGAGCAGGAGCAGGAGCGCGAGCAAGAGCTGGAGCTGGAGCGCGAGCAAGAGCTGGAGCTGGAGCAAGAGCGGGAGCTGGGGCGGGAGCATGAGCAGGAGCAGGAGCTGGGGCGGGAGCATGAGCAGGAGCTGGAGCGGGAGCATGAGCAGGAGCTGGAGATGGAGCGGGAGCAGGAGCGGGAGCAGGAGCAGGGGCAGGGGCATTCGGGGGGTTTAGAGTCTGTGGATAACGTCAGGCAGCTCGCCCTCTAACTGCCACTGGTCGCTATAAAGTCCACCGTAGGGGCGGTGAAGAGTTTTTGACTTGTGGTCTCCCAGCTCTTTACCGCACCGCTGATCCCGTACTCCTTCATGATTTTACGCTTAAACTCAGCGATCAGGTCATTGAACTGACCGCCATTGATAAGGCCGTTAGACGCCTTCTTATGGAAGGCGGCTAGCACTTCACCGTGGAATACTTCTATCGGAGACGCGTCAAATTTTTCCCACCCTGAAGTCATAGACTCCTCAGCGCCTTTAAAATCACGTCGCTCTTGCCATACGGACTTCCCCACTCAACCGCTCTATTCACGATTGTCGAGGCTCTCGTCGCCGACGCCTTGGGAAGCGCCTTGCCGTCTCTTTTTAAGTACCTAGCTTCGACTACCGTTAAGGGTTCGACAATGAAATAAGGCTTAACCGTCACGCCTCTTTTTATAAGCTCATCCCTCAACACTCTTTCCGCGAATGGACAGTCGATCAGAACTGTTTTGCCGTCAGCCGTTGCCGCTATCGTCGCATCAACAAGTGACTTTCCAATGTAGTCGTCGTGGCTCACGTAGGTGAATTTGTCTTTCAGCTGCTCGCACACCCAGCTCTTTCCCGAACCGGGCACACCGCACACCATGATCACGCTCTTCTCGTCACGCGGCGGAACGACGACGTCCATTATTTTTCCTTTCGGTTAAGACGGGTCCGCTTAATCGCTGCGCGGCGTTCATGACGATTCATAGGCGCCTGGAGGCTAGCGCGTTCAGTCGAGCTTCAGAAGAGACTGCCAACCAAAGGTAAGGAGATAGCCGACTTGCCGATAAACCCGGTGGTCGAGCAAGCCATGGCAGGCCATAGGTTCCTAAAGCCCACGGCCGAAGTCTTCGCTAAAGATCTGTTCTGGTCCGCCCGAAAGAGGCTGGGGAGGCTTGCCACGGATGTTCTTTGCCGGCAAGCAAGTGGCGCGCAACATTTTGTGCTAGAATAATTTCATCCCCACAAAGCAGCGCAGCAGTCGGACCTCACAGAGAGCCGCTAGGGCCGAAGTCCGTTCTGTGCTAGTTTCTCCTAGCAAATCTTTCATCTCTTCCGGGGCCTCTGGTTTTAACTGGGGGCCTTTTTTCATTTGTAGCTCCAGAGCTTTGCCTCGCCGTCTCTCGTATCAACATGCACAAAGGTCTCGGCAATTCCGATTCCCTTAAAGCCGATCCTCTGAGCCAGCTGGACCAGGGCATATCTCTCCTTAGCCGACGCCGTCCCAATATCATAGGCCTGGCACTTCACCCCAGTCTCGATCTTCACGACGTGGAAGCTGCTGATCACTCCTCCGACCTCGAGGTTGTGTGTGATGCAGCGAGCTCCTGAAGAGATTCGCATCGGCTTGCCGTATAGATCCCGGAAGGCCTGCAGCCTAAAGAGCGTATCTATTTCAAATGCCTCGGCTTTTTTGCCGGGACACGCGAGGTTCAGACACTTGCACTGGATTTCCTCTAAAGAGAAGTGCTTCGTGAGCATAGTCACCTCGCAATATTTTGGGATGAGGGGATGAGGGGATTAAGAATAGGGCCGATTGCCCTCAACAAAGCCACAACGTCCCCACAGCCTCCCGACTCTGGTACCGGAATAGCGGCAACACGTTGATAGGAACCACCATCTCTGGATACCTGGTGTTGCACCGAAAGCAGTAAAAGACAGGACCGCGATCCCCAGGCCCCTGGTAGACCGTCAGTCTCGCGTCACAGATAGGGCAGTCATCACATTCCATTTTGACCTCCTTGGCAGGTATTAGTCTGCAAAAAGAAAGCCCCGGGAGGCCAGGGCTATACTTTAAAATTCAAACTCAGCTTTCGCTTTAGGCCTGCCGCGTTTAGCAGCTTTCTTTTTGCCTGTCTTCGCCTTCTTTTTGCGGGCTTTCTTAACCGCTGTAGGGGGTGCCTTGACAGAGGCGCCCTTGCGGGTAGCAGCTGTTTTAATTGCGTTGGCTCGCACCTTCTTGGTCTTTTTCTTAGTCTTTTTCTTGGTCTTGCGTTTGGCTTTGGCCATGGTGTTTCTCCGCGTCTATGGGTTAAAGCTACCGCGTTACTGGTACGATATATTTATATGCTATATCAATAATTAATTAATTCAATCTACCTGAAGGCATTTCAACTGATGGAAATAGCACTCGCACTAATGAGTCTTGTTACAGGATTAACCGCTGGAGTGGTGGGATTTGATATGATTCATCGTAAGGCTGCGATGGCTAGCATCATCAAGTTCCAAGAAGAGCTGAAGGCTGAAGCTGCCAAGCTTGCCTCGCTTCACAACTCGACCGTTGAACAGTTCCGGGGGATCTCCGACAAGGTGTCGGCGCATGAGATGATCATCAAGTCGGGCCATCGACCATTAAAGTGATGGGTATGTAATATGTTCAAGGAAGGAATGCCAAGGCATCCGGAAGCTGGGCGGAAGGCGGGCACGCCCAACAAGTCGAGCCTAAAGGTGATCGACCAGTTGATCTCCAAAGACATCAATCCCGTCGAGAAGATCCTCGCTCTGCTCGAGCACGGTGACATCAGCGATAGCAAGAAACTCCAGGGCTGGATGCAGGTTATGTCCTACTGCTTTCCGCAACTGAAGAGCGTGGAGCTGCAAGGAGATGCGGATAGACCGCTGACAGTGAGTGCCGAAAACATAGCTGCTCTTTGTAAGCTTGCTCGATCTAGCAATGGATGAAGTCCTGCCCCAAGAGGCTAGAGACGCCCTCTGGGGGGTCGGGATTCTCCAGTGGAAGCTTTGGCCTCAGCAATTCTCTATCTATAACTCCATCAGGTCTCTGCCGCGCAATGTCGACGAGCCGGTCCTGCTGCTAGCCAGGCAGTACGGGAAGTCGCATCTTGGTGTCCTCATGGCCGCTGAGGACTGCATCCGCTTCCCTAATAGTTGCATCCTAATTGTCGGTCCTACCTATGAGCAGTGCCGTGACATCGTGGTGCCGAGGCTTGAGAAGATTATTGCAGATGCCCCACCGGGGATGGTGAAGCGTCTAAAGTCTGAAAAAAAATGGCTAATTGGTGACTCAGAGCTGGTGATTGGTGGCTTTGACATCAATAGCTCGTCACAGCGCGGCAAGACAGTTCAGAACATCTACATCGAAGAGGTGGTTGACTCGCACCCGGATCACTACCTGGAGTCGATGCGCTCTGACTTAGGCCCGGCTCTTACCCACTCTGACGCTGGCAAGATGATCTTCCTCACTACGCTCCCAAAGGTTCCAGACCATCCGTTCATACTCGAAACCATGGCCAAGGCGGAGCTCAATGGCTGCCTTTACGTCTACACCATCGATGACAATAAGCAGCTGACCGCAGAGCAGTATGAGGCTTGTGTTAGGCGTTCTGGCGGTAGGCATACGGACGACTTTAAGCGGGAGTATCTCTGCCAGATTATTAGGGACAGGTCGGTAGTCATCATTCCTGACTTCAACAAAGCCACAGACGTTGAGGCCTTTGAAGTTCCAAGAGTTATCAACCTAGAAGTCTATATCGACTGGGGCGGCGTGAGGGACCTCACTGTTGCACTTCTTATGGGATACGACTTCCTTGCCGGCAGAGACTTAGTAATTGACGAGCTCTGGTTTCCCCACAACACACCAACTGAGGACATCGTTAGGACCATCAGAGACAGGTGGGGAATCGAAGAGCCGACTCATTACTTAAGGGCTCTTGGCGGCAATATGGCGGCTGTAAAAAGGCACTATGCTGACGTGCCTGGTCAGCTCCAAGTAGATCTAAAATCAACGCATAACTATCAGATAACATTGCCACCAAAGTCCGACTGGGAGGCTTCCATCAACAACTTGGCAAACAGGTTTACGCAAAGAAAGATGAAGCTGCACCCAAGATGCAAGTTGGCGATCCAGACATGTCAGTCTGGAGTTTTAAATAAAAATAGAACAGACTTCGATAGAACATCGACACTAGGACACATGGACGCTGTGGCAACGCTGATGTATGGGAACCGGGCTTTGGATAGGTCCAGTCCGTATAGCGAGCAGATTCGCAGTCATGATTGGCACTGGGTTAAACCAGTACCAAAGCAGCCAGACATTGTGCCGACACTGAAGCTGGCATCTCCGAAGGGGATGAGAAAGTTTGGGAAATGATCGCGGATGATCCCCTTGTAACCCTTGATACGCAAGGTGTTGTCAGGTACGCAAAGATTGCCTACCATGGCCGTGAGGTGAGAGAAAGAGTCCCGCTTTACACCTTCAAGCTTCCCCCAGAGAAGATGGCTTGGGAGTTTGCACGCATCCTCGTGCGTTTAAGAAAGCGCATGAAGAGTTGGTACGATATCGATCTTCCTGGAGGAACTAAACTTGCTGGATGAAGCTGCGTTGACAAAGATTGAGAAAGCAGTTGAGGAGCTAACTGGGGAACATATGACGCGAGGTAAGCCTGGGTGGGAGCTGCAGATAGCTAAGGCGCTTGAGACTGGTCTTTACGCAAAACGCTACGCCGATTTTATGCAGGGACTGAACGAAAAAACCTTCGAAGTTGGGGCCAGGGATGTCCAAGTTCACAGTGACGCGACTGCTCGAGACAAGCAAGATCATGAGCACGACAGTCGGCCAGCAGATACCTGATTTCTTCAATTATATGGCAGACTTCGTAGAGCAGAGCGTGAGAAGCCTACGCGGCGGTCTTACCTTCTCCGACAACTTCGCATGCGATCTTAAGACGGTCACTCTCAAACACGCCACCGACCAAATTGTGTCGGCCTCTAAAGTTGTCGTGGGGATCATACCGATACGCGTTGTAAGCCAAACGACAGGGATCGACTCACTTGCTTGGTGGTATAACGACGCTGGTAAGTTGACCGTTAAGGCGGGACTGACCGGGGCACCAGCTGGCACCTTCGATGTTTCTCTTGTATTATTATTCTGATTAGTATCTCTTCTTAGTATTCACTTTTCGCATAATCCCCCATACCTCCACCAATAGGCGAGGCGTTATGACTGAGGCGCAAGCCCCAGCCGCTAATGCGGCTACTGCTATTTCCGTTTCTGGGCCTGAAGGATCTAAATCGCCAAATGCGCTAGATTTTACGGGCTCTAAACATAAGGTGAAGGTTTCCGGCAGAGACGAGGAAGTCGACTACGACGAACTCAAGCGCGGCTACCAGAAAGCTAAAGCTTCCGACGAACGCTTCAGAGAAGCCATTCGCAAGGAGCAGCAAGCTGAAACGGCGCAACGCGGCGCTGCCGAGATCGAATCTAAGCTGGCAAGTGGAGACGTTAACTGGCTCGTCCAAAAGCTAGGCGCCGATAAGGCCCGCGCGGTCTTTGAAGGCTACCTCATTGAACAGCTGGAATTTGAGCAACTCCCCGAGTCAGAAAAGCGCGCACGCGCAGCCGAGGCGAGAGCCACAAAGCTAGAGCATGAGCGTGAGAGCGAGAAAGAAGAGCAGAAGAAACACGCCTATTCTCTCCAAGTGCAGAAAGCGCACGACGAGTTGAACGCCGATATATCGGAAGCCCTCAAGGCGGATGGCAAAAAGCCCACGCCGCGTCTTGTTCTCAGGATCCTGGACGAGATTGAAGCCGGAATTAACGGCGGCAATCGCAAAATCCCTGCTGCTCAGGCCAAGGAGAAGGCCATCGCTGGTATCCACCGAGATATCGCCGAGTACCTTCCCCAAATCGCAGTAGAGAAGTTGGTCCAAATCCTCCCGAAAGAGGTTCTCGACAGGCTTCGTAACTACGAAGTCGGCCAAGTCCTCGACGGCAAGCAACAAAGGCGTGTGCGTGTGTCTGACGACGTCGTTAGAAAGCCCAAAGAGCCTATAACCGTCGACCAGTTCTACAAGCACATGGAAAAAAAAATCATGAAAAAATAGAGGCTATAAATGACTTCGACGAGTTTATTTTACTGGCAAGACCAGTTTGGCAAAGTAATCCCTCGTGACCTAAAGATTGTCTATAACATCACCGCCGCTGCAACCTCAGTCCCCGTGATCAGCAACTCCGCCACTCTCATCACCTACGCAGCCCTCACGCAAGACACAATCAATTCATTCCTAGGCACTGTCGACGAGTTTACTGCAGCTCAATTTGACGCAACGTCAATGGGTGCGGACACCATAGGCATGCTGATCAACATGCAAGGTCAATGCTCAAAGATCGTGCAAATGGTGGCTAAGTGCTACTCGGCGACCAATACGCTGGTCACTCGCCAATGCCAAGAAAGCGCGCTCATCGCAACCACAATAGAGACGGCTGTGGAAGTTGGAGCGAACGGCAACATCGGAGTCAAGGTCGACTTCGGTAACACGCCAGATTTCGACGGCCTCACAGCAGGTACCATCGAAATCGACATTCAGTGGATCAGCAAATAACGCCAAATCTCGGCGAAATTAACGGCAAAAACCGCCTAAGGAAGGGTGTTTTCCTATGTCTAGCGTTTCAAATAACCAAGCTGTTGAGCTCTTTAAAGAAGTATACGGCCAGATGCATGAGCTGGTTCCGGACAGCCAACAGCTATCCAAAGATATTGGCTGGGCTGAGGGTGACCGCGTCGGTGACGTGTTCAAGGAAGATGTGGTCTTGGGTGACGAGGTTGGTATCACCTTGGGTGGTAGCGGCCAAGAAGCGTTTGAGATCAACCCGGCCATTGCTGGTACCGTGAAGCAAACCAGTGTCGTGCCATACGTCACCGTCTTGCCATCGATTCTGCCTTTTGCCACCATCTCGCGCTCATTGGGAGACTCCCAGGCGTTTTTCAAAGCCACCAAGTTCATTACCCGTAACAACTTGTCGTCCCACGAGCGCTTTCTCGAATCTTTCCGTTTATACGGTCAGGCTGATAAAGAGTTTGGCTACGTCTCCTACTTCACCGGTACTTACCGGAATGAAGCCTTTGTTAACGGTAGCGGCGTGCTTAACGGCGTGACGTTCGTAGGCGGCGCGAGTGCCGCAGCTAAAGCCATCTTGCTTAAGCCAGGTGACTTTGCATCCGGTCTTTGGGTTGGCCGTAAAGGTGTAAAAATCCAGCAGCTGAATAGTGCCGGCGTGCCTGTTGCCTCGGGCAAGCTCGTCTCGGTCCAAAGTAAGTACGGCTATCTTGTTGTCGACTTCGTGCCAGTAGCAGCTACTGCTGCCTCTGGTTCCGGCTCACTTCGTCTTGCTTTAGACGGCATGGCGACTCTTGGCGAGATGGTCGGCATCTACGACATCCTTTCTACCCAAGGCGTCCTCTTCGGTATCAACAATACTCAGTACGAGCTCTTTGCTGGTAACCGGTTAGACCTCGGCAACAACTACAAGCTGACTCTTGGTCGCTTGCAGGAGGGCATTGCTGACGCCACCAACGGCGGTGGTTTGGAAGGTGACGTCACCTGTTACCTGAACCCGCTTAACTGGGCCAACTTCGCCACCACTGAGTCCGGCCTTCGGGTTTACGACTCGTCTTACAAGTCAAGCCAAGCGCAAAACGGCTTTCAAGATCTTGAGTTCTACAGCCAGAACGGGAAGATCACCGTCAAAGCGCACCGCATGGTCATGGAAGGCGATGCATTTGTGCTGAAGCTCGACACATGGAAGCGTTCGGGCTCGGCACAACCAGGATTCAAAGTTCCCGGAATGGACGGGGACGACCTGATCAAGCCGCTTGATAACCAAGCTGGCTATCAGTTCAAATCCTACAGCGATGAGTACGTCTTCACCCCGATGCCAGCTCAGAACCTTCTGATCACCGGTATCAATCCATCAGCGTCGGCCTAAACGATTTGACGAGAGAGGCGGGGAGAAATCCCCCCTCTCTTTCTTGCTTGGAGCTTAAATGAGCACGAACGTTGTTTGGAACGGCGTAACTTATGCCATCCCCGCCGCTGGTGAAGTTAACTGGCCAAGTCTGTCTAATTTTCTAATCGCGCTGGGCACAAGTGCTGCCATCTCTCAGGAGATGAAGCAAGCAATCCGGGTTGCTACGACAAGTCCGGTTACAGTCTCTGCAACCACTGACTTTGCTGTTGTGACGCAGCTTGCTGCTCCGGGAGCTGTAGCGGTCACGCTTCCTGCTGGTATCGACGGCCAGGTCTTTGTCGTCGTAGACGGCACTGGTGACGCGGCGAGCAATAACATCACTATTACTCCTAACGGCTCCGCAACAATCGGAGGAGCCGCGACTCAAGTTCTAAACCACAATAGTCAGAGTGTGATGATCCAGTACTCCGCATCAGGGACTGACTGGAAGGTGCTCGTTAACAATATCAAGCCAGGAACAATCACCAGCGCTGATATCACTGGGACGATCGCACCGAGTAAGGGCGGGACTGGTGTCGCCAATAACGACGCGGCGACGCTGACACGGTCAGGCAACCACGCCCTTACTGTTACAACTACCGGCTCAACTAACGTCACTCTGCCAACTACTGGGACTCTAGTCGCAACGCCTGTCGTAATTAGTGATGGCGGGACCGGACAGACGTCTAAAACACCTGCATTTGATGCACTTGCGCCCACGACAACTAAGGGCGATCTCATTGCCTATGACGGCTCTGACAACATACGCGTGGGAGTCGGAACAGACGGCTTTGCCTTGGTCGCATCATCGGTCGCTGCGTCTGGCCTCGCTTACGCTGCTGTTCTGACCAATCCGATGACAACCACGGGCGATGTTATCTATTCGTCTAGCGGCTCAACCCCCGCAAGACTTGCAATAGGCAAAATTTCTACTGCGCTCTCTGGCGGAGGATCAATCCCTGCATACGGCTATAACCCGAGTAACGTTGCAGTAGCACAAGGCGCCGGCACCACGGGATTCGACCTAGATAACCCTAACTTTCAGGTCTTTAACCTGACGGCGAGCAGGACATGCACTCTTCCGACAACCGGTGTCCCGCAAGGTTACCGGATTACTGTCGAGACGCAGCACACTGATAGCGCCTTCATTCTTACAATCCAATCAAGCGGCGCAAACACCATTACAACGCTTAGAAGTACCGGACGAGTGGTGCTGACCGCCAACCAGGCTACTCCTACGACGGCAGCGCACTGGATCGTGAGCGGTGCAACAGAATACGGAACCTATACACCGACCATTACTAACGGCACCAACGTAGCCTCCTCTACTCCTTATGCGACCAACTATTTTAGAGTTGGTACGATGGTAAATGTGTCCGGACGGGTTGATATTGACGTGACATCAGCGATTGCTTCCAACTACCAAATCGCTCTGCCGATTGCCTCTAACTTCACCGCCTCTGACGGAAACGACTGTAACGGTATCTCCAATACCGGGACCGGTGTCGAAGCCGGACAGATATCTTCCGATTCTGCCACCGACAGAGCTCGCGTCGACTTTGTAGCCACTACAACGACCAACCGAGACAACAGGTTCATATTCACTTACATCATTAAATAAAGGGGATTTAACGTGGGCTACGACAATTTCAGAGACGGATACATGGCCAAGGGCACTCCTCTTGGCGCTACCAGCACAAGCGTCACTTTGATAGCCGACAACACGCCGCTTGACATGACTGGTATCGGGCTGCTGCTCCTTGGATCAAATAACACCACAGCTGCCAATAGGACCTTTACTCTTGGTGTGAGTAAGCTTGTTGGTCACATGCTGACGATTACCTTTACGACTGGTGCCTCAACAACGGCTCAGCTTGTTAATACCGGCATCCAGAAGCTTCAGGCCGACTGGGAGCCTACTCAGTACGACTCCATTCAACTTATCAGTGACGGCACCAACTGGCTGGAAGCTGGTCGAGGCGCTGGCTCTATCCCTGCGGGCTCGATTGTAAACGCCGATGTTAGTGCCTCGGCTGCAATCGCATTCTCAAAGCTTGCAACTCTGACATCGACACAAGTTCTTGTTGGTAGCGCTGGCAACGTCGCGACATCTGTTGCGGTAACAGGTGACGTAACAATCGGCAACACTGGTGTAACCGCTATTGGTTCTGCCAAAGTCCTACTTGCGATGCTTGGTGCCGGTATCGCGCCAAGCCACGTTGTGAAGTATGCCGGCAAGCGCACCACAGCGGGTGGTTCTGCATCTGAGGCTTTCACGGTCACTGGTGTTGCGGCGACAGACATTGTCTTTGTCACCATCCAAACCGTTGGCGTAACACCACGCACCATCGTCTCAGCTGCTCCAACAACAAATACTGTGACGATCGTCTTCAGCGGCGATCCATCGACAGACCATATTGTCTCCTACCAGGCCCTTAGAGCTGCAGCATAACCATGAAGGATTGCAACATGATGGATATGGAAGACGATGATCCGCTTTATGCGGACGCCAAGAAAGAAAAGATCAAAGAGCTAAGAAAGCTCATGCAAGAGCTCATGGCTGACGGTGACGATCCTATGAGCATGGAGGATTTGACCGACACCCTTCAGGAAGCTGGCAATGTTGCTGAAGACAACTTGGTTGATGATGCCGACGCAGGTGACGACGTGGAAGAAATGGCTGAGTCTTCAGAAGAAGAATCAGATGAGCTAAGTGGCGTGGGCGAAGGCGAAGGCGAGGAAGAGGAAGCTGTTTCGGATCTTGAAAAGATGAAGCGTGACTATTTCCGGCCGAAGCCAAAGAACACGAGGCGCCCTGGAACGGCAGTGGTCATGCCCAAAATGGAAGCCAAGCCTACATTCGGAATCTCCCAAAAAGCCAAGGGCGGCAAGCTCTTTAAGGCAAGGACCGCATGACCGTAACGGGCGACAAGTTCCTAAGAGGTCTCAAGCGACGCATCACAATTCCGGCAAACCAGGTACTGATTGATAACCCTGGGATGCTTGAGCTGTGTGACGACGTGATGAGGGACAAAATGGTCCCTCTTCTCCTTTCGGTTAACGAAAACTATTTCGTCGTCGAGGAGACGGAGGTGGAGGTGGCTAACCAAGCCGCCTACTCCATTCCTTACCGCTCTATTGGGAGGACTCTTAGAGATCTGAAGATGAGGCAGGTGGGTGCCACCAACTCTATTCAGGACATGTCGCTTATCGCTTTAGAGGACGCTCACATGATGGCGCCTTCCGGCGTGCCGTCGGGGTTTTATTTTAGGGGCGACAAGATCGTCTTGGTTCCATACCCCATCTCTGATCAGTACGAGCTGATCAAGTACTATGACCTTCAGCCAAGTAGGCTGGTGCAGACGACATCTGCCGCTTTAATTCAGTCGGT